ACATTAAGTGTCTAAAAAACAAATTAAGGATTTATGGGGGTGGTTAAATGAAATCACCCTCTATAAAACCCCAATTGAAAACATTTCGGAAGAATCGTGGGATAAATGGAACTCTTACGTGGTTAACAGGTACGTATCGATGGATATACGCTATATTGAATTAGCAAACTATATTCAAACAATACCATACGATAACAAACACCAACTATACCAAATTTATCGAGAAATGATCCCTAAATCCAAAGTGTTTTTGAAATATCTCAAGTCAAAAACAAAGAAAAAACCTGCTACATTAGTAGAATATGTATCAAAATATTTTGAATGCAGTTTAGGGGAAGCAGAAGAATATATTGACATATTACGTGACCATAGTACTAGAAAGGTACTTTACGATATGGGAATGGATGAAAAAGAAGTAGAAAAATTATTAAAAAAATGAATAGAGAAATTAAGGTTACAGATTCAATTGTAGACTCCATTATAGACAAATTTGTTGCTAGAGCCACCATTGGAAAACAAAAATATGGAACAGATTTAGATCGTAACGACCTAGAACTAGAAGAATGGCTAGAACATAGTATCCAAGAAAAAATGGATGATATATTATATATTCAGAAAGCTTTAATAGTATTGCGCGAAGCAAAAAATACATAATATTTATAATAAAATATATAAAATGGAAAAAGACACATTACGTATGCAATTCCTTTCAGGTGTTATCACAGAAGGTGAATATAAAATCAAATTGCAAGAATTTGATATGAACCAATTTTCTATGGGTAACTCATCATCTCCCAAAGCTTCATTTGAAGATAAATGGAATGATGTTCCTAACGCTAATAAAGAAATCCTAAAAAAATCAACAGGAAAAGAACCAGTAAAAATTATGGCCTCTAGTAAAGGAGAAAATTATGTTATTACTAAAGGATCAGACGGAAAATTTTATACATACCAATACACTCAAGCTGAAAACCCAGGAAAACCTATGGGCCCATTTAATAGTGAAAATGAAGCTAAAAAATTGAATGAATCTTTAAACGAATCTATGATTGGAGGAATTGTTGGAATTGGAGCAATTAACCAAATCCCACCACGTGCTAAAACAGATTATGAAACAGCGTTTGAACATTTCTTAGGTGGAAAATATGGTTTAAATGAAGTTGAAATAGAAGAAGTAAAAATAGAAGAAGGAGCATTTGGTGACTTATTAAGTAGAATGGAAAACAATACTAGAATGGCAGCTGATATTCTTACTGTTATTACTTTAGCAAAAGAAGATAAAGAAGGCAATGCTGAAAAAGCTGTTGAATTATTAATGAAAAATCACAACTTATCTGAAGAAGCAGCACTTGAAGCTGTTACTCGTATCTTTAAAAAAGCTTTTGAATGGGTAGATTAAATTGAACCAGAAGGAGAAGTAAATGAAGGATATATATCTGATGAATACAGAAAAAAATAATATGAACCCAAGAGATATAATTACAGTAGACGTTCCTCTATTTATTCGTTTACTCGAATACGCTAGAGAAGATGCTCAAACAGACATGGATTTACATGATGTAGCAGAAAACATTATTTCATTAGCTGCTTCCGGTAAAACACTATCAATGGAAGATTACAGTACAATAATTGGATCTCAAGAAGATATTAATGAACGTAGAATGCTTCAAGTAAGAGCAGGAATAATTAAATAAACACATATGACAAAAGAAACACTACGTATGCAAATGTTGGCAGGTATCATTACCGAAGGTCAATATAAAGTTAAATTAAACGAAAATGAATCATCAAAACCTATAGAAATAACGGTAGAATTAACTAATAAGTTTAAAGAAATGATGAAAAAGTCTAAAAACACTGATGGTAATGAGGGTTTTACAAGTTATGGTAGTAAAATAGAACTATATAATAATGGTGATAGATATAACCTAGTTAAAGTTGGTACAATACCATATGATGTTAAAAGAGATTTACAATTTGATTTTTGGGCATCCTATAGACCAGAAGCTAATGAGATATATGTTAATCAATCTAACTCTACAGCTAAAGATCTTGAAAACTCCCTACTAAAATATGATAGCATACCAAGCACTGCTGGTATAGTTTCAAAACTAGAACCAGGTTACTATTGTAAGTTTGAAAACGGATTTAATGTTGGAGAAGAAGATCATAGAGGTTACTTTAAAATAGTAGCTGTTAAATAAATAAAAATTAAACCCACGGCTTAGGACCGTATAGCTACGGCTATAAAAATTATCCTAGTATCGCTACAGGGATATTTTTAAAAACTAAAAGAAAGCTTGCCTATGGCAGGCTTTTTTTGTATCTTTGTGTAATGAAAAAGAAGTTACCTTTACTATTAAAAGAGATTAAAAGTAAACAATTACCAACAATAGATTATGCAACTCAAAAATCTATTTCATATTCTCAATTATCCATGTTCAATGAGTGCCCTAAAAAATGGTCACTCCAATACAAAGAAGGATATAAACAATTTACTTCCTCCATTCACACTGTTTTTGGAACAGCATTGCACGAAGTACTCCAATCATATTTAACTACAATGTATGGAAAAAGTGGAGCAGAAGCAGATAAACTAAACACATACGAAATGCTTGAAGATGCATTACGTGAAGAATATAAAAAACAATACAAATCAAACAATAACCAACACTTTACCTCCCCTGAAGAACTTAGGGAATTTTTTGAAGACGGGGTAGAAATCATAAGAGAATTTGCTAAAAACAGAAACAAATATTTTTCTAAACGCGGTTGGCATTTAGTAGGATGTGAGTTGCCTCTTATACTCCACCCCTCTCCAAAATTATACAATGTAATGTTCCAAGGTTACCTTGACATTGTAATGTACCACGAGCCAACAAACACAATTAAGATCATAGACATTAAAACCAGTAAACAAGGTTGGAGCAAGAAAGAAAAATCAGACGAAAATAAGCAATTTCAACTTATACTATATAAAAAATATTTTTCTGAAACATACAATTTACCATTAGAGAATATAGAAATAGAATTTATGATCGTAAAACGTAAACCGTTTGAAAGCGATAAATTCGTAATTAAACGTGTACAACTATTTAAACCCGCATCCGGTAAAGTAAAATTAAATAAAGTATCCAAATCAATTGAGGAATTTATAGAACAAGCATTTGATCGAAATGGATACAAAGATGTTGAACATCAACCAACCCCACATAAAAATTGTAATTGGTGTTCATTTCATAAGACTCACTTATGTTCTGCGACCTACTAATATACTACCATATGTATATACAATAAACATAAAAGTAAATACTATGAGTGAAAAAAACCAACAATTAACAAGTGTCAAATTAGATAAAGATCTATTTGAGCAATTTAGAGTAGAATGCATTAAACGTAAATTCTCTTTTCAAAAACTATCGGAACGAGCAATTCACCTTTACTTAACAGATGATGAATTTAAAAGACAAATTCACAATCATAACGATTTAAGTTTGGAAGAGCAAAATTAAGTTATTACATTTAAATAAAAACAAAATAAAGTTATATGAATTCAAGTTTCAATTATCTTCCTCAAAACGAGAGGAAAAAAATCATGCTAATTTGTGACGACATTAGAGTACACTCTGGAGTAGCAACTATAGCAAAAGAGCTAGTATTAAATACAGCTCAACATTTTAATTGGGTAAATATTGCAGGTGCAATTAACCATCCTGAAAAAGGAAAACGTTTTGACTTATCTCAAGACACAAACACAAACACAAAATTAACAGATGCTTCTGTTTTCTTGTATCCTGTAGATAACTATGGAGATGCTGATTTGATCAGACACATGATTGAGGTTGAAAAACCAGATGCAATTATGTTAATTACTGATCCAAGATATTTTGAATGGCTGTTTGCAATTGAAAACGAGATTAGAAAACATATGCCAATCATTTACTTAAACATTTGGGATGACTATCCAGCACCGCTATACAATAAAGCATTTTACGAATCCTGTGATGCATTGTTAGCTATTTCAAAGCAAACTAAATTAATTAATGAGCTTGTTTTAGATGAAAAAAGAGGTAAAAAAATAATTGAGTATGTTCCTCACGGTTTAAATCACGATGTATATTATCCAATTGTAAAAGAGAATGAGCTAAAAGAATTAGAGACATTAAAGTCTACTATATTTGGAGGTAAAGAAAAAGATTTTGTTGTATTTTTTAATTCAAGAAATATTAGAAGAAAACAAATTCCGGACACAATGCTTGCTTTTAAAATATTTTTAGATACTTTACCTAAAGAAAAAGCAGCTAAATGTGCCCTATTAATGCATACAGAAATAGTAAGTGATCATGGAACAGATTTAAACGCAGTGCGTGAAATACTATTCAATGATTACCCAGATGCAATATATTTTTCTACAAATCCACTTTCACCACAACAATTAAACATGATGTATAATATTGCGGATGCACAAATCCTATTAACTTCAAATGAAGGATGGGGTTTATCATTAACGGAAGCAATTTTAGCAGGAACTGTAATTATAGCTAATGTAACAGGTGGTATGCAAGATCAAATGGG